CTTTGAGGTTTTTTAGTATAAGTAGAAAGAAATAGTAAGTTAATTAGAGTATAGTCTTATATTTATATAATAAAGAAGTGTATAGATAGGAGAGACATATATGGCTTCATTTCTTGAGACAACGCAGCCGACAGCATTTGGCGTGTTTGATAAAGACTTGCATTTTCAAGAAGATGCAGAAGGTGTTTTAATATATGTAAAGCGTCGACTTGGTGATGACATTATGTCTGTAGAGTTAACTAATAGACAAATATGGACAAACTTTGAAGAAGCATGTTTAGAGTTTTCTAAAAACATTAATGCGCACCAAGCTGAGTCTTATATGTCTAATTTGCTAGGATTACAAATTGGTCCTAATGAAACATTTAAAAAAAATGACTATGATCATTATTACTTTGGCGATGATGCTTTGAAAAACGAAAGTCCTTTACTTATACAAGATACTTTTGATCCTAGATTTAAGCTGAGCAACAAGCAAGGTAAATACAAAGTAGATGACCAAGGTGCCGTAATAACGCCTAGAGAGATTGTTGAAGTTTTAGTAGACGATGCTAGAGTGTCTGCTTCACCTATTGTTTTGGCAAGAATTGGTCCTCATGGTAAAGAACAGCAGTTTCCAAGAGAAACACTTGAATACTTGACACGTCGCGCTGAACCTTATGCATCAGAGGCAGGTGTTGGTGGATCTACAGACTTTGTTAGAGCATATATAAAACTTTCAGGAGGACAGCAAGACTATGATGTCTATGGAGATATGATAATTCCTGGCCCGAACGGAGAAGAGCTAAAACTTCAAGAGTTTAATGGAAGCGATAATCATTTAAGCGTGTTTAATCCTAAGTTTGCGAGTAGTTTGCCTTCAAATGTTTCACCTTCAAAAATAAAAATTCAAGAAGTATATCACTTTTCACCTCAGGCAGCTTATAGATTTTTTGATACAACATCTGCAGTAAACTATTTAAATAATCAATTTGCGTTTGAGTCTTTTACGCCAGAAACAGTTTTTTATGTTTTGCCAGTTTTTGAAGACTTGCTAAGAGCAGGACAGTTAGATATATCTAATAGAGTAAGAAGAAGCAACTATTCTTATAGACTTCAAGGAAAAAATCTTCGAATATTCCCAAGGCCTTCAGATGATAATCCAATGAACTTATTTGTTAAGTTTTCTTTCCCACCAGATCCTTATAAAACTACTTTACCTTATGAAGATAATTCTCTTGTAGGTGTATCAAACATATCTAACGTTCCTTTTACAAATATAAAATATGAAAGTATAAATGCTATGTGTAGAACTTGGATTAAACAGTACACGTTAGCACTTTGTAAAGAAACTTTAGGTTTAGTGAGATCTAAGTTTTCTTCTGTTCCAATTCCCGGAAGTGATTTAAGCATGAATGGTGCAGACTTAATAAGCCAAGGAAGAGAAGAAAAAACTAATTTATTAACTTCTTTAGGTGAGACTTTAGATAAGTTAACATATCAAAAATTATTAGAAAGTGATGCTGCTCAGTCTGAGACGATGTCGCAAATTCTTAAAAGAATACCAATCCCTAACGGAAGAGCAATTATAATAGGATAAAAAATGGCACGTTTATTTGTAGGACAAAGAGAAGTAGATTTCTTTTCAGACTTGACAAAAGAATTAATTAAAGATGTTGCAGGTCAAAAAATATATTATTACACGATAAGAGAAGATTTGACTGATATACACGAAGTTTACGAAGAGTCGCCGCATAAAATATTTAATCCACCTATTGAAATAGAATGTATGGTTGAGTGGCAACCTTCAGAAATTAAAACAACAAATTTTGGATCAGAACATATTAAAACTATAACTCTTTATTTACACCACAGAGATCTTTTAGACAGAGGTATATCTTTTAATGAAGGAGACTATTTTTCTTATGGGACATACTTTTTTGAAGCAACGTCTGTTAAAAGAGACAAGTTAGCATATGGACAGATTGAAAGAGTTGTGTCATTACAAGTTACAGGAAAGCAAACAAGAATAGAGCATATTGCATTCAAGCCAAATGGACCACTTGGCGAAGAATATACAGACGAAGGTGCAATACAAACAACTTTTGAGCAGCAGCGTGGATTTAATGAAAGTGATAAGCGTCAACTAAGAAGTGATGGAGTCTTAGATGATCCAATTACAGGACCTAAAAAAGTTTCTCCAGACGGTACAGAAAAAAGTGTCAACGGTATAGGTTCTTCATTTTACGGAGATGATTAATGGCAACAAAATATGACATAGACAATAATAAAAGATATGCACCTACTGGTTATGAAGGTAATAATGAACCTGACTATGTTATTCCTTCGTGTGGTCTTGAAGACTTAGACAAGGCTGTTTTTGACCTTTTTGATAAACAAATTCCTCTTTTTCACGAATTGCAAGGTAGCTTAGAAAAAGTCCCGGTAATTTTTGCAACAGGCGAAAGGTTTGCTATACTAAGACGTAAAAAGCCTCTTATTGATAAAAACGGCGCACTTATTTTACCTCTTATTTCTATAACAAGAGGCGCAGTCGACGCAGTTCCTCAAAAAGGAATTGCAAACAATCAAATGTTTCCGCATGTTATAACAAAAAGAATATCTAAAAAAGATTTAGAATATCGTCAACAAAAAAACATTGAAGGGTTAAGAAATGTTAAAGGTGAAGATTTAAATCAAGAAGATGGAGATTTTTCTCTTAAACCTAAAATGGAAAACAACATAGTTGAAACAATAGAAGCGCCACCAGTAAAATATTTTTCTGCAAATTACGAGATTACAATCTGGTCGTCTTTTACACAGCAAATGAACAAATTCTTGGAAAGTATATTAAATGCTTACACACTTAATCCTGGTCAACAATTTAGATTAGAAAGTGATAAAGGTTATACATTCTCTGCCTTTATGGAAAGCTCTTTTTCGCAAGATACAAACTATGCAGACTTTACTGATGCTGAAAGATATATTAAGTACAATATGTCTTTAAATGCTACAGGTTATTTAATTGCGCCAAATATACTAGGAGGTAAAACTGCGTTAAGATCTTTTTTAAGTGCACCACAAATATCTTTTGATGTCTTAGATGAATATGAAAATATCGACCCACAACTTTCAGGAGCACCAGTCGATCCGAATCCAGATGCGCATATGTTTGACGACTTAGCAACTGAAGACTCTCTAATGCCAGCGCAAGGTGTAGGATTACGAGGCGGGCAAAATGCTGCAGCACTTCGTGATATCGATGCTTCTGCAGGAGTTGCAGCCGGCTTAAATTTAGAAAAATATACGAGCGAATCAGTTGGAGAAAGAGGGTCTGACTGGAAGAAAACTAGAAAGACATTTGTAAGAAATTCAGAAGGTAAGCTTGTACCAGTCATGGCTAAAGCATCTAAAGGAAAAGGTGAGACAGTTTATGATGCTAGACTAGCAGAAGTTTTGTTTAATATTTCAAACAACAAAGAATAATTAAGAAGTGATTTAATAATTAAACATAGAACAAGAAATATTAGTAGGAGAATATAATCATGGCAGAACAGACATTTAAGTCTCCAGGATTTTTCGAAAGAGAGATTGAATTAGTTAGTAGACCTCTTACGCGAAATACAGCTACACCTGTTGGTGTAATTGGTCCTGCCCAAAAAGGACAAGCCTTCGTACCAAAAACAATAACAAGTGTAGATGAATTTATCAGAGAATTTGGCATGCCTGACCAAGATACTTCTGCAGCACACGCTGTTGCAGAGTTTTTTGCAAATCGAGGCAAAGCAGCAACTTTCTGCCGAATCTTAGGAACAGGTAAAGGCTACGGTCAAGACCTTAAATACGCAGGCTTCAAACTAGATGCAACAGACTTGACAAATCAACAGGCAAAAGGTGCAGTACAATTTATCGTTGCAAATCACACTGTTAATGACGCAGAACACGTTACATACGGTATCTTTAATGACAACGACTCAATTAAGACAAACATGGACGAGATTCCAGCAAATGGTCTAGACGCTAAAGATGACGACAAGATACAACTAGTTCGTGCAATGATTTTTATGCACAAAGATTATACTCTTAGAATAGTTGCAAACGGAGCAACAGATACAACAACAGCTTCAAACAACAGCGAAAAAACATTTACGCTCTATGTTCATGATACAGTAAACGATGCGCTTGTAAAAGATTACACGGTTTCTTTAGACCCATCATCTTCACAGTATATTGCTAAAGTTTTAAATACAGACTCATTTAGCTTTACAAGTACAGGACACTTTTTGTACGCAGACTTTCCTGTAGAAGATACATTAGCGTCTACACAAAATCAGTCTGTTGCTGTAGTTCGTGGTAAAGATGACGACAACTATTTAGATTTGTATGGAGACTTTGCTGCTCGTTTTGAAGCACCTCGTACAACTTCTTTTATTTCTCAGCCTTTTGGTGACAAAGAATATGACTTGTTTCACTTTGAGTCATTAGACGACGGAACATATGCAAGCGGTGATTATAAGATTTCTATTGCAGATCTTCGTGCTTCAACTGAGAAGAACTACAAGTTTGGTACATTTACAGTACAGCTTCGTAAAATTGATGATACAGACGATGCACCTGTTATTCTCGAGTCTTTTTCAAGATGTTCTTTAGACCCAGATGCGCCAAATTATATTGCAAGACGTATCGGCGATCAAAAAGTTTTCTTTAATCTTGACACAGACGATGAAGAAGAAAAGCGACTATTAAGAGAAGGCACTTTTCCAAATCAATCAACTCGTATTCGAGTAGTTATGAGTAGTGCAGTGACTCGCAATGAAGTTCCTGAGGATTCTCTTCCTTTTGGTTTCCGAGGTATTCCTGCGCTAAAAACAACCCCTGATGGTAAAGACGGCGGTCAAGCAGGACAAGTTTCTTTGATCGAAGGTCGCAACGTAGCAGCAGGTGAAGCGGCAAATGGCTTAAGTTCTTCTGTATTGCCTCCTTTACCTTTTAGATCAAAGGTAACTCGAGGAGCTATGACAAACAATGGTGAGTATTTCCAAACTTATTTTGGGCAAGCTATTGATAATGGTCAAAAAGTAACAAAGGAAAACGTTAAAACATATTTGTACTGGGGAATGCATACACAAAAGGTTTCAAAAATTAATGATCCTAACAGTGGTGGTATAACAGAGTTTAATCCTCTTATCGTTAACTTAACAAAGTTTTTGACGAAAGCAGATGAATTAAAGTTTAGTGCAGAGTCTGCTGATGCATTTAACAACAATAAGTTTTCTTTGGCAAAGGTTTCTTTTCCTTATGCAACTATTGCAGAAATTCCAAACACAACGTCAGATGCTTTCTTAGAAGCTGCATACATTCGTAATGCTGACGTTGGTTCTGATGCATACGATTCTGTTGCACATACAATTAACATGTCAGCAAGCAACATAAAAGACGCATTTACAGATGAAGACGGTCAAGCAGATGGTCATGCAATTCGCGCGACAATGGCAAAGCTTTTAGCAGAGGATCCTGTTAAGTTTAACAAGTACAGCTTAATGGCCAAATTTACAGCTCCTTTCTATGGTGGTTTTGACGGAGTAAACATTTTAGATAGAGATGATTACTTCTTTACAGATCGTGCTTCATCAATTGATGCTGGTGGACATGCAGCAGTTGGTGGTTATGAAAGTGGTTTAACTTTGACAAGCGGAAATGATCCAATGCAAGGATCTAAATTAGAGAATAACGCAGTGTTGTCTTACAAAGAAGCGATTCGTGTTATGACGGACGAGATGGTTGTAGATCATAACGTATTGGTTGTGCCGGGTATTCGTGATTCTTTAATTACAGACTTTGCTGCTCGTAGAGTTAAAGATTTTGGTAAAGCAATTTATTTAATGGATATTCCGCATTATGATGCAGATGCAAATCGTATATTTGTTTCATCACGTGGTGTAGCAAGCGGTATTGCTGATGTTGATATGACCAGTCAGCAATTTGACGTAAGAGAGCTTGATTCATCATATGTTGCAACATACTTCCCAGATGTTATGTTGAGAGATGCAGGTGATGTTGTGAATGATGGTACCACTCAAAATCAAAGAGTAGTACGTGTTCCTTCTTCAATTGTAGCGTTAGGTGCACTTGCAAGAACTGATAACATGGCAGGATCAGCTCCTTGGTTTGCTCCTGCAGGATTTTCTCGAGGAGCCCTTGATAGAGTATCAAGTATTGACGTAAGATTAAACGCAGGTGATCGTGATACTCTTTATGAGGCACGCATTAATCCTATCGCGAATTTTCCAAATAATCAGTTTGTTATCTTTGGACAGAAGACAACACAGATTGCTAGAACTGCATTAGATCGAGTAAATGTAAGACGATTAATGATTAACATTAAGAGAAGAATTCAGAGAGTAGCACAAGGTCTTTTGTTTGAGCAGAACGACTCTGTGACAAGAAGTCGATTTATTGCTCAAGCTTCTGCTATTCTTGCAGATGTAAGAGTAAGACAGGGTATTGAAGACTTCCGCGTAATCATGGACGATACAAATAACTCGCAAGAAGATATTGACAATAATAGATTAAATGGTCGAATTGTTGTTGTTCCGACAAGAGCTGTTGAGTTCATCGCGATGGACTTTATTATTACAAATAGCGGCGTAGAATTCCCATAAGAAGTATAGTTATAAATAAATGAAATTAATAGGAGAAATATAATATGGCTGGACAAGGCTCAGCGAGAGTAACATTACGTGAAATCGACTTATCACAAGTTAGAAATCCACAGCAACAACCTCAAGGCGTTCCAGCTGCTGTTGTAGGTCCCGCGAGAAAAGGTCCAGCCTTTGTTCCTCGCACTTTTGCCAACATGCAGCAGTTCGAAGAAGTCTTTGGTTCTATGCGCGAAAGAGGATATCAAGGAAACGCCAACCTCT